CCATTTCATACAGAGGACCATTTCCAGTGTAATAAGTATGTGGTGCAATGATGATGTTCTCACTTACAGGTTCAGAGAACTTGTAGAGAATAGTATTTGGTTTGAATGTATCATTTCCACCATAACCAATCCAATCTCCCTGAAATACACCATCCGTTCGAGGAAGATACTTCAGACAAAGAGTAAGAATTTCTGCGACACTTGGTTGATGTCCAAAGTGAATAAAGATGTCTTCTTTAGTGTAACAAACCTTGATTTTTTTCTTATTGAAGGCGGATTTGGTACATACAAAGAACTTACCATTTTCAGGATGAGTTCCCCACACAATTGCAGGTGCCCCATCAATCTTCACGCTGATATGATCAGGATTGTAGAGTGCATCAAGTACAGAAAGATCACCAGTGAGAATGAGATCTTCTGTGTGTTCGAGGTGAGTGTTCTTCATACTACAGGGACACTTTGGAGGTTACTAACTTTAATACCTCAAACTTTCACAATAAGAATTTCGTGTGAATCTTTCTTATTATGATCTACACCACGTTTTTTCTTATTCTTTCCAACTCTAGTTTCACCTGCTTGATATGAGTAATGCCATTCGGGATAGTATAGATCAAAATCACCATAATACTCCCTAATTGTTTCACAATTATTATAGGAGAGAATAAAACTACCTTTGTGATTGTGTAAAAGATCTCTTAGTTTTTCATGGTCGAATCCTTTATGATGAACATCAATGTTACAATTAGGGTACATTCCCTTTAGCATTTTGTTGTCATTGTCTTTCTCCAAATAATATGGTGGATCAAGATATAACAAATCATTCTGAAAATTTGGAATGACTTGATCGAAAGTCTGCTCTTCTACATGTAATTTTGAATTACGATATGATCGAATATAATGGACCATTTTGTCCCATTTTGTTTGACTTTCATAGATCTTACTCATCCATCCCATATACATTGGACCATAAGAAAGATTATGGTTGAAGTAATAGTATGCTGCAGCAGTGATGTTATCTAACTGAATAGGATCACGTTTATAGTGATCAGTACTCCAATCTTTAAGCATCTCTTGCGTATATTCCCATTGAACTAGAAGTTCTTTGATTTCAGCATACTTTTCTTTAGTGGGAACTAACTCCTGAAGTTTATTTGCAAACTCATTAGGTGAGTCTAACAATACGTTCCAAAAGTTGACAAGTGCATGAAAAATATCAAACCCATACACATCAATACCCAACTCAGATGACCACCTTGATTCTAAGGAACCACCTCCAATAAAGGGAGATATAATTCTCTCTGGATACGGCAGTTTAGGGATATATTCAGTAATAATTTTGTATGCCTTAGATTTGCCCCCAGCATATCGAATCGGTGTCTTCATACTCTAGGATCTTCAAACTTAGATGGTTTGTTAGGTTGACTTGTTGCCGTTATTGCTGCTTTAATTGTCTCTGCGCCAATACGATAATTGTGAGAGATTTCATTTGCTTCACAATATTCTTGATACTTCTCAAGAATAAAGTATAGCACATATCTGTTTGATTTCCTATCAGTAAATGGTTTAACAAGACCATCTTGGGAATAATTCATTGGGAGAACATTTGTCAACCAATTAAAAAACGTTTCCTGCCTTCCATTAGTCAAACATTCATCAAGAAACTCCCTAACAAATGTCAGAGAACGCAAAGTAGTACCATTTACATATTTGCTTTTGCTTCCATACATCATTTTCCACAAGTTGTAACCTGCAATAATTCTTCCCAGACTTTCGTGGTTATAGTCACATGTAAGAAACCAGAATTGATAAAAACCTTTCAGTTCAAGAGCATCATCTTGATTTGAACCGAAAGACCCATCAACAATTAAGTTGAGAGATTGAAGAACTTCTTGTACCCACAATGCTTCAGGTTCTTTCCAAATAACACCAGCACGAATCTCCTCAAGTTTGTTGAGTTTCTTTCTCAATGTGTTGAGAGCAGAGAAAATCTTTGCCTCTACTTCTAGACACTCAATATAGGAACGATTCTCTGGGTGAAAGAGAACCAGACACGGACAATCATCTTCAGTTTCACTATTCAGATACTTTACACCTTTATGTTGTCCATCGATAGTATGCCACCCAGAATATGCTTCGCCTAAAGATTCTGGTCTTACTGCAACAATCAATGGGTGCATCAATGTCCAATCTAACTTACCCTGCTTTTTGAGGTTTGAGTTAGAAATAAGTCTTTGATATTGATTGTCAACTTTGAACTTTTCTACAACACTTCTTGGTTGCGGGAGATATTCAAGTTTTGATCCTGTAGTTCCAATAGGAACATTGAGGTGCTTTTTTTCTTGGGCAAGTTGCCCTAGTGTTTTAGACATAGTAATACCTCTTTGGTATGTTTTGGTGTTTTGTATGCACTACTTTGTGCATACGTTTATTATATATGAACTATTTTATTTTTGTCAACTACTTAGTCTTTCTATCAATCTTGTATTGACCAAATGCTTCATGAATTACAGAAGGAAGTGCTGCTCCAGTTTCCTGATAGTTCCACTTGGGATAATTACCTTCAATAGTATTATACTGCATCAAGCAATTTTCTTCAATGCCCTTGGCACTTACAGGAACAGTCACCTGTTGAGACTTGAACAAACCAGGAACATCAATAACAATCGGGTCCATGTAAATCATATAAACTTCTATTTTATTTCCTTTATCCAGTTCCTCTCGCATGAACCAGTTGATAGCAAATCGGTTAATGCCAGGATCATCTTGACCAGCATTAAGATAAAAACCCATGCAACCTTGAATACCACTCTTGGTGGAAGATTGCCCAATCTTATAGATCTCCCCATTCACACAAAGAATGTACACCATAGATACATGCTTAGTTTTCAATTTCTTAGGGAAATTGGTATCATAGTTCAGTACAAGTTTAGTCTTGTAAAGAACATGCTTAGGCCCAGAGTAGGAATCAGTTCCATGAACAATCTCACCAACTCGAAGAGCGTTCGGAACGTCTGAGATAAACATCTAGATCAAATCAGTTACACTATTAAGACACTTTGGAGGTTACTAACTTTAATTCCGTCAAATAGGCACAAAAAAAGGAGGTTTCCCTCCTTAATATTTGTTCATTCAACAACTTGATTATAGAAGGATTTCACTTTCTCACTGAATACAACTCGTTGTTCTTGAGTAAGAAGATTATTACGAATAAAGTTCACAAAAACAACAAGACCAATCAGTTGCATAATTCCATTGAAAACGGGAATGGAATCAATAACCATTACAACTTCATGAATAAGAAGTTGTGCTACAATTACAACAAAAAGAATAACAGAACTGATGCCAACATTCTTCAGAAGATTATTGGTAACATTTTCAGAAACAAAAGTTTTGATTTCGTTGATGTTGAAGTTCATGAAGTTTTAATTAAAATCTATGTGAAGGTGTCCCTCACACTATGAGGACACTTTGGGGGTTACTAACAATAATGTCTTCAGTTTGCCATTCTTTGTGCTACTCTACCCAGAAGTTTGGTCTTAGCCTTACCAGTTGCCTTCTGGCCAGTTTCTTTCTCATAACGTGAGAACTCTTGATCCTTCATAATATCTTTGAGTGCTGCCTCACCTTTACGTTGTTGGGACATTCTTTCACTTCTGGTCATACCTGATGCCTTTGGTGGGGTATAGTCAGGTGATACAGGTTTCTTTGATGGTTGTGATTGAGAGATTGCTTGTGATGCGGTCTTTGGTTGTTCTTCACCACGTTCTCTAGCTTTACGTTCAGCATATGCCTTACGTTGCCGTTCTTTGTCGGACAATTTAGCACTTCCTTTAGTACCAGCAGTTCCTGGTTCTAAATTAGTTGATGATTTGCCATCTTTTCCTGCTGGTCTTCCTGGTGCTGGTCCTGAAGAACCACGTTGTATGTTAGCATCTTTGCGTTCTTTATACTTCACTGGTTTCTGTTCTCCACCACCCGCGGCCGCCATTCTGCGAAGTTGTTGTTTAGGGAGTGTACGATCTGGACCAATACGTCCACCCTCACCAGTTCTACGAATTTGTGAAGATCCCATGACTTCAGCATCATAAGCTTCAGAACTCAATTCTTGTTTGATTTCACTCTTGATTTCTTTCTTGAGTTGATTTCTATCTTCTCTATCTTCAAGTTTTTCTTTTTGTTTTTCTATCGCCTCTTTTCTCCTTGCATCAATCTCATCACGACGATCATCTAAACTTTCAGACACAGCATCAAGTTTAGACATAAACTCTTGAAAGGTTCTCATTTCTTACTCGGTTCTCTGTTCTATTATTTAGATTTCTTCTGTTTCTGAATGAAATTACGAGCAGATTGTTGATTACGACACACCTTAATCTGTTGACCATTGTGTAAAATCATCAGTTGGTTTCCATAAGGAATTGCTGCATAATCCTTGATGATAAACCCAATCGGTCCAGGTTTGGGGTCAAGGATGTTAGAATTGATATGATTCATTTGCGTACCACAGAGTCCAGAAGTTCACCACGTTCAAACACAGTATCCACCACACGTTGGAGTGCCCTCTCGGTCGCAATTCCCACCTGAGAGTAGACAGGAACCACACACAATCCAAAGGTCTTGGTATCACTACCACGACGCAACACCCGGCCGATTGTTTGAGTCATTTCTATCACATCCATGTTACGGAGGAAGATAACGGTCTCAAGTTC